TCGTCTCGTCTTCGTCTTCCCATTTGTTCTATTGCGAAGCCTTCAAGAACTTGTTTATACTTTCCTTCGTATAATTGCAATAGATCATTTGGTCCTTTTAGAAAACTAAAAGCTTCTATCAGACATGCATACAAAAGTCCGTTGGGAAAATTCAAACTTATGTATGTTGTAGTATTTGTACTAGATAATCCAGGGTCTTTCAAGATATAATTTAATTGAAGGGTATAGGTAGCATCAGGAGTAGGGGCCAAAACTATAGTGTCCGCATCCCATGAACTATAATATTTAGGTACACCTTGCGCTCCTGTAGGATTAAATTCGGACATAAAGCTTGTGTCTCTATACTGTAAAAATTCTCTATTATTCGCCTCACCTACCCCATCGGAATCTACAATTTGAAGAGATCTAATTACCAACGCATCTGTAGGTTCATCTATAAAACGCGTCCCCGCTATAACTTGAGCTGTTTTATATCTTCTATTACTATCTGCATCTACATCTCGTAAAATCCTAAATTCTGCATTCTCAATAAATCCATTAATAATAGTCGAAGTCAAAACGTTTGAATCTACTTCTGTATAATCTCTAATTTTTGTTACTAATTCATCGTATGTCATATTATCCTTGTTGGTAATCCAATGGTCCTGCTAAGACTTGGAATCCTCCTCCTATAGCACTCGCTGCAGCATTTGAAACTAAATCAAATGTATAACTATTTTCTTGAGTTACAGTTGATGGTTGCCCAGCTTGGTTATGTGTTGTTTGTACCATGGTTATGGGATAACCACCATAAACTTTTGCTCCTGAATCATGAGAACTCGCTGTAGTTTTTTTTGGAGTAGAACCTCTGAACTGTGAATTGGTTCCACGAGTACATCCCGTTAAAGTATTTGTTGCATTTCCAGTATACTGAATTACTTCATTGTTATAATAAGAGTCTCCAGTAGGACCTGAAGTTTGTACTTTTTCAATTACTATATATCCAGCTGAGGGAAATGCTGATGAATCGGTGAGAACTACAGATAGAGCACCTGCTGTAATATCTCCATTTAAAGTGGTTGATAATTCAAATGTAGAAATAGCAACACCTCCCACAGGAGATTTAACGTCTGTAAATCTTACAATATCATCATCGGATCTTTTACTAAATGGTTCGGAAACAGTAACTTGAGTAGAAGCTGCTGCAGTTGTAAAGGGATTCTTTGGTAAAAAATCTTGAGTACCAAATTCTGTTCTGGCAGGTCTTGCCTGCTCCAAACCTTGAGGATCGGCTACAAAAGGTTTTGGCTGTAATTGTGGTTGCTTAGGTTCATATTCTGAATAATGAACAAATGCTCCGTTCCATTCTGTAACCATTTGTCTCCAGGGATAAGCTAATCCACTTCGGTCTGAAATTGCCAATGCGTATTTTCCTTTTGAAAATTTTGCCATTATATCTCCGGATAATAAGTTTTAGGAGAAATGTAAACACTCGCCGGAGAGCCATCTTCTTGCAATGCTCTAGTTAGTTCATCCTCATAAATTAATTTCATTTCTTGTGTTCTTTGTGGAGCTTTTTTCATTGATAAATAATAAGTTAATCCCGCACACATAGCAGGGACAAATCTATTAACTATGTCTGCTTCGTTAGTATAGGCTCCGGCATCTTGAATTCTTTTTACATAATAATAAGCAATAAAATTACCAGCTTGAGTGGAACCAGGAGTTAAATATAAAGTCAGTGTAACTCTATCTATAAATCTTTGAACCCAATATTGTGACGGTTGACCTTCAGCTGTTTTATTTGAAAAGGCTGAATATTGTGATCTATTAATTTTTGAGAGTGGAGTGTCCACATTTGAAGTGGTTCTGTAACTTGCTTCTAAAATATCGGATGCCCCATAAACCGCAGTTGCATCTGAACTTCCATCACCAGTTGATCTATACATGGTGTAAGTTGCTTGACCATCAACTAAAGTAAAATTATTCTGCGCAATTTCCCAATAGTGCGCACCTCGGTTTTGCCAGTCTTGAAATAAAATATTTAATGATCTTCTAGCTGTTCTTAAGTCATTTCCAGAATAATCAAAAAAACCTAATCTCTCAAAAGACTCTGTAATAATATCATCTATCGAGAATGTTTTCTCGAAAGTAGTTGTGCCAGAAAAAGCCATGGTATATTCCTAACCAGTGATAGTTACGGTAACGCTGCCACCTACTCCAGCTAGATTATAAACAATTCCATTTTTAAAATAAATACCTGAACCTGGAATATAACTGCTCATTCCTTCAGTTCCGTATTTAGCTACGTAAACTTGACTACCTGGTGCTGTTGCATCATCTGAGTCATACAAAATTAAAATTGAGCTTGCAATACCTTTACCTTGAATAGAGGTAACTCTACATGGGCCTGTTCTTCCTAACGTATTACTACCAATCGCCTCCATCTGAATGGAACCCTGATCACTTGAAAAACTTGTTGTCATAGTTTTATCTCCTTAGTTGTAAGCTCCCGAAGGAGCTCACAAGATTTATTTATTACTCGGTATCAGAAGTCGAACTAATTCCTAATACTTTAAATTTAATAGTACACCCACCTGCGCCTGGAACGCCTGATAAAGTAACTGTTAAAGTAGCTGGTGCTGTTGCAGCTGCTGTTGTACCAGCGCCAAGAGTAACGATTCCATTTGCTCCGTTACCTACAAAGACACCTTTGAATCCAGTTGAATTCATTGCTGACCCATTACCATTTAACCAAGTGTCCGTTGCTCCTACAGGTCCTAAATTAGTTAGGGTTACTGCATTAGCTGCAGCTGATGTAACAGCCACAAGAACAGATAGCACTATGAAGTTAGTAGGTAAAGTATCACTAACAGTTCCAGTAGCAGCCGAATCCTCAACTGTCATACTGTACTCATGGACCTTTAGACCCATATCAGTAGTTAAGGCTCCTGTTGTAGTACTTTCTTTTATTAGTTCAAATCCGCTCTGTGAACGAACGGGACCTTTAAACGTTGTGTTTGCCATAATATTCCTCCTAGAATATTTAAATGTAGTCCCTAGGGGATGTCGACTATACGCGTC